TACTTATATAAGTCTTAATTTTGGAAATGGACTTTTATATGCATGTCTAGTAGAAGCATTTAGCTATTTAAAAGGCCCGATGGATATGCTACAATTATATGAACAAAAATATCAAACTGAAGTACAGAAGTTTGGTGCTGAACAAATAGGGAGACGAAGAAGAGACGACTATACTGATGGTGAACCACGTATAGCTGTCAACGTTCCGTCACCGTAAGGATTAAAATATGGCAACACTAACAACTAAAGTAATAGAAGAAATCACACTTAACAATAATAGTTACAACAGCGAAAGATCATTAGATATTTCTAGTGTTAATGAAATTGTTAAAAGAATAGTAACCATTTCAACTACTGAAACAGGGTTGTTAGGTTTTGCTACAGCTTCTTCAACAGATTTATCAAAAAGTTATCTAGCAGGTCAATTCGATGAAGACGATGTTAGATACATTAGAATTACAAATTTAGATTCAACGAATCATCTTACATTAACATTTAGAGATGAAGACAGTACAGAGTTTTGTATGAAGGTAGACGCTGGTCACTCGTTTATTTATCCTGGTGATAATAGTGGTGGAGTTAAAGATACTATGCATGCAGCTGGTTCTGCAATTACAGTATCATTAAATGATTTAGTTGATATTACAGCAACCGCAAATACTGATTCTGTTGATGTAGAAGTATTTGTAGGAAGTGCATAGGAGATATTATGGCATCAAGTTATACAGGTCTTGGTACAGAACTAATGACAACTGGCGAGAACGCTGGTACATGGGGGACAACTACTAATACCAATTTACAAATTATAGAACAGATGGTTGGTGGTTATATTGAAAAATCAATAGCAGGTGGAGCCCAAACAACAACTTTAACCGTTTCTGATGGATCAACAGGCGCTGAACTTTCACACAGAATTTTAAAACTTACAGGTACAATCACTGGAAATCAAGTTGTAACTATTCCTTTGGATGTTCAACAAATGTTTATTCTTGTTAATGGTACGTCTGGTGCTTATACAGTTCAATTTAAATATGCTACTGGATCAGGATCTAGTCTTACTTTTGCAGCAACAGATAAAGGAACTAAACTTGTTTATGCTACTGCTGATGATGGTACTAATCCAAATTTAGTTGATTCAGGAATTGGATCTACTGCAGGACATGACCTAGATGGTAATGAATTAATTTTAGACGCTGATGCGGATACAAGTATTACAGCAGATACAGATGATCAAATAGATATTAAAATTGCAGGCGCTGATGATTTTCAATTTACAGCAAATACATTTACTGCACAATCAGGCAGCACGATTGCTGCGCAAGCATTAACTGCTACTACGGTAACAGCTAGTGGTATTGTAAAAACAGATGATACTACTGCTGCAACTTCAACAACTGATGGTTCACTACAAACAGATGGTGGTCTTTCAGTAGCTGCAGATGCTGTGATTGGTGATGACCTTAAATTGTTAAGTGATTCTGCTGTATTAAGTTTTGGTGCAGATTCAGATACAACTTTAACTCACACAGATGGAACAGGTTTAACTTTAAACTCAACAAATAAATTATTATTTGGTGATACAGGAACATATATACATCAATCAGCAGATGGTGTTTTAGATTTAGTATCAGATACTGAAATAGAAATTAATGCAACAACAATTGATATTAATGGCGCTGTTGCAATGGATGGTGCTATTACTGGTGCTACTAATATTACTTTATCAGGAGAATTGGATGCAGCAACTTTAGATATTTCTGGTAATGCAGATATAGATGGGACAACAAATTTAGACATTGTTGATATCGATGGAGCAGTACAATTAGATAGTACTTTAACAGTTGGTGTAAATGACACTGGCTATGATGTTAAATTCTTTGGGGCAACTTCTGGAGCTTATATGCTTTGGGATGAGTCTACAGATGATTTGGTTTTAGCAGGTGCATCAAAATTATATTTATACGATGCAGCAGGTGGTGAATATCTTTCATCTTCAGGCTCTGCATTAACAATTGCTTCAGGTTCTGCAGCATGGGAATTACCAGCATCAGATGGTAGTGCTAATCAAGTATTAAAAACAGATGGTTCAGGAAATTTAGATTGGACTTCAGTTACATCAGCAACTATTACTGCATTAAATAATGCAACAGCCAATGAACTTGTTACAGTTGGTTCTACAACAACAGAATTAGATGCAGAAGCAAATTTAACATTTGATGGTACTACTCTTACAACTACGGCTCTTGCTGTAGATGATGTCGCTGTAGATGGCAAAGTTGTAACTATGACTGGTTCAAGCAGTGATACAGCAGTATTTACAGCAGGAACAAATGGAACATTAAGTATAGTAACAACTGATGCAGCAGCAGCAGCAGCTAATATTCAGATAACAGCAGATGGTACAGTTGATATTGATTCAGCAGGTGTATTAACTTTAGATTCAGGAGCAGCAATAAATATTGAACCTGCTTCTGGTTCGGCAATTTTATTAGATGGTACAATTAGTGTAGACGCAGGCGTAGTTACAGGAGCAACTTCAATCACATCCACTGCTTTTGTAGGTACTTTATCTACAGCAGCACAAGCAAATGTAACAAGTTTAGGTACTTTAACAACTTTAACAGTTGATAATGTTATTACTAATGGTGCTACAATTGGGCATACAAGTGATACAGATTTAATAACACTTGCTGATGGTGTAGTAACAGTAGCTGGAGAAGTTTCAATGACTACATTAGATATAGGTGGAACAAATGTTACTGCTACAGCAGCAGAGTTAAATATTATGGATGGTGGAACTTCTGCTACTGGCACAACTTTAGTTGATGCTGATAGATTAGTTGTAAATGATAATGGAACTATGGTACAAGTAGCCATATCAGATGTTAAAACATACTTAAATAGTGCTGGATATGTAACAGACGACCCCACTGCGCTTGCAATCGCCTTGGGCTAGGTATATAAGGAAATTTTAGGAGGAAAATATGGCCAACACGTTCAAAGTTATAACTTTTGCAGCAGAACCCGCTTCAGCAGGCACCGCATATACAATGTATACGGTCGCTGGGAGTACAACCACAGTGGTGCTAGGTTTGATACTTACTAACATTCATACAACTGCAGTAACTGTAGAAGTAGAACTTGTTAGTGATACAGGTAGCAGAGGTGGTGCTAATGATGTAACTAATGGAACATCTTTCTTAGTGAAGGATGTATCTATACCAGCAGGAAGTTCATTAGAGCTTTTATCTGGTGGAAAAGTAGTTTTAGAAACTACAGACGAAATTAAAATAGACTGTTCTGTAGCTGATAAAGTTTCAGGAACTCTGTCTATAATGGAGATAACGTAAGATGTCTTATATTGGGAAAGTTCCTGCAGCAGTAGCTTTAGCAAGTTCTGATGTAACAGATGGAATAATAACAAATGCTAAACTAGCACAAGATATAATTTCAGGAGATACAGCTTTAGCAGCAATACCAGCTACAGATGATGAATTTTTACTGAGTGATGCTGGAACTTTAAAAAAAATTGATGCACAGTTTTTTCAAAATACACCAGCTTTTCAAGCTACAGTAGATGCTGCACAAACTTTAGCAACTGGAACAGCTACTAAAATGGAATTTAATACTGAAAATTTTGATAGTGATGGAAAATACGATCACTCAACAAATTATCGTTTTACTCCAACAATAGCAGGTAAGTATTTAATTCATGCAAGAATTGGTTATGCAGATGAAGCTGTTGAAGATAAAGCACAAGAAAGTCGTATTTATAAAAATGGTAGTTTAGTTTTTAAAGCCAATAGAAGAACAGCAGCGTCAACAGGAAGAGATGCTACTGCTGCTTGTGTAGCTATAGTAGATTTGGATGATGATGATTATGTGGAGTGTTATGGTTATCACAACTCAGGATCAAATGCCGATACACTGAATTCGACTTCAGCATGTATATTTGAAGGATACAAATTAATAGGAATTTAATATGGCAAGTTTATATACAAAAGTTAAAAAATATTTAGAAGCAAACAGTAAAACTGAATCTGAATTTGATACTAATATTATACTTCAAAATGATAGTTCTGGAGATTATATCCATACTTGGAATGTTTCAGGTTTAGCAAAACCAAGTGATGACCAAATAGCATCTTACAATTCTACTGCTACAACAGAAGAAAATAATGTTGGTATAAAAAGAACTAGAAGAAAGGCTTATGGAGATATAGGCGACCAACTTGATCTTCTTTATAAAGATATGTTAGCTGATAAAGGCGACAAATCAGGAGAATGGTTTAAATCAATTAAAGCAGTCAAAGACGCTAATCCAAAGGAATAATTTATGGCATATATAGGAAAAACACCAATAGTAGGAAACTTTCAAAAGTGTGATGCAATTACTGTTGTTAATGGACAAGCAGCTTACACATTACAAGTAAGTTCTACAAATGTAGTTCCAGAATCAGTTAATCATATGTTGGTCAGTCTGAATGGAATACTTCAGGCTCCAACTACTTCATTTACAGTATCAGGTGCAACTCTGACGTTTGCATCAAATCTAGCAACTGGTGATGTTATAGACTTTGTAATACTATTAGGTAACGTGCTCGACTTGGGGACTGTTTCGGATGCAACGATAACGAAAGCTAAACTAGCAGATCAGATAGATATATTTTCTGGTACATCTTTAACTGCTGCTGATCTTGGTTCTGGTGTTCATATAAGAGTTGCTGATAGTGGTGCATCTGCTAATGCAAGTGCTGACGATTTAGTAATAGAAGGTGGAGATGCAAGTATTGGATTAAGTATTTTAAGCACAGGAGGTAATGGTCAATTTATTCATTTTGGAGATGATGGAGATGACGATATAGGTAAAATACAATATGATCATGGAGATAACTCTTTTAGATTTCACACTAACGCTGGAGAAAGAGTAAGAATTAAAAGTGATGGTACATTATTTATAGGAAAAACTACAACTGGTTTAGCAACAACAGGATATGAATTTAATCCTGGAAGTTCTACTCATATTACCGCAAGTGGTGCAGACGTTTTACTTTTAAATAGATTAAGTAATGATGGTACTATGGTTAATTTTTATCAAGCCACAGCTTCAGAAGGATATATAGGTGTATCTGGTTCAACAGTATCTTATAATGGTTTTACTGGAACTCACTGGTCAAGATTAACAGATAATTCTAAACCAACTATTCTAAAAGGAACAGTTTTAGAAACTTTAGATGAAATGTGCGATTGGTATAATTTAGAGTTTGATGTAACAACTACAACACAAGATAAAGATGGTAACGATATAACTGAAACTCACACAGAAAAAATTCCTCATGTATTAACTGATAGTCAATCTATCGGAGATAAAATTACATACGATCATAATGGAACTGATTATGAAGCAACCATTACTAAAGAAAATGACATTAAACACATGAAAGCAAAAGTATCAGATACAGTT